AAATAGAGCTTGACATCTTATTCAAAATCAAGTATTATATAAATATGGTTGAGCGTAATACTGCTCAACATACTTTGAATACAAAAAATATTTCAGACATACAAGGAAAATACACATGGATTTAAACGCATTAAAATCACGTCGATACGACATCAATAAACTGGTTGCTGCTGCTCAAGAAGCAACTGGTGGTTCTACCGAACGTTCCGAAGATACCAATATGTGGAAACCAACTGTCGATAAGGCAGGCAATGGTTACGCAGTCATTCGATTCCTTCCTTCCGAAAAAGAAGTACCATGGGTTCGCTACTGGGACCATGGGTTCAAGGGACCAACTGGTAAGTGGTACATCGAGAAGTCTCTGACCTCACTCGGTCAGCAGGATCCTCTCGGCGAGTACAACTCCAAGTTGTGGAACTCTGGCAATGAAGAAGATCGCGAAACAGTTCGCAAGCAGAAACGAAGACTCCACTATGTTACAAACATTTTGGTGATCTCTGACCCTTCTGCGCCTGAGAACGAAGGCAAAGTCTTCATGTATCAGTTCGGTAAAAAGATCTTTGATAAGATCCAAGACTTGATGCAACCACAGTTTCCTGGAGAGACTCCCGTCGATCCGTTTGACCTGTGGAACGGTGCTGACTTCCAACTGAAGATTCGCAACGTTGAAGGGTATCGTAATTATGATCGTTCCGAGTTTAAAGCACCTTCACCATTGTTCGACGGTGACGAGGTTCAACTGCAAGCAGCAGTTAACTCGTTGCATGACATCTCTACCTTTGTCGATCCCGCGAACTATAAGTCGTTTGATCAACTTCAGGCAAAGTTGATGGAAGTGTTGGGCGAATCTGCTCATACTCCCCAACAACAAGTAGCGATGGAAACAGTTGCTGATCCAGCACCTGCTCCTGTTGCCGCTGCTCCTGAGATCAAGGTAAGTGCCGCTGCCACTGCTGAAGAAGCAAGTGATGACGGTGACGAGGATGCTTTCTCTTACTTCCAGAAATTAGCGAACGCTGACTGATTAGGAAGGTTGGGGCACTTCGGTGCCCCTTTTTATTTTACTTTAACAATATCATATCCAACAGGAGCAAGGGTCTTTATTTTATAGACTTTCTGTTCAGTTGTTGTGAATCTAAATTCACACTCACCCTTTGCCACATATGGTTTTTTCTTACATATAAAAGTTTTCGGATTGCCACCGTGAACTTTACTGCCATCAGGCATTTCAGTTACAGGACCAGGAAAATAGATGGTGATCTCGTATCGGTCTACAAAGAGCGATTTCAACCATTCCCAGATTTTGTGATGTATTTTCATACGTTTATTTAGTATTCTGACATCTCAGTATAAATAAATGCTATGGACGAGAATGCTTTCCAACTTTTAAAAAAGCAACTTGAGGAAGAAGGTATTAAACCAAATACCAAACTTTCTCAGGAGTGGTTTCTAGATAAAATAAGAGAAATAGGCGGTCTAAAGGTAGAGACTAGCAGAATAATGCGAGAACCGCCAATAAAAATGGCGGCGAATCAGTTTCGTGGCAGGATGTATTTGTTTAGATATAATCCGCTCAATAAGCGAACTCTACCTTATTATGACATGTTCCCTTTGGTTATTTTATTAGAAAAATCTAAAACAGGATTTATGGGTTTAAACCTTCATTATCTTCCAATAGATTTGAGGCAGAGACTTTTTTACAATTTATTGCCTAGAGCGAGTCAAAGTGAGTTTAGGTGGAACACATATTTAAAAATAGATTATGATTATCTGACTTCTAGGACTACATTAAGGGCACACAAAGCTTGCATAAAAAGATATAGATATGATCAGGTTTACGGTAGACTGTCGAACATACCTGCGCCTGAATGGGAAGTCGCTGTACACTTGCCACTTGCCTCTTGGAGAAAAGCAGCAGAGTCGAGAGTCTATAAAGATAGCAGAGAGAAATCTAGGAAACTATGAGCAAATTTAGTACAGATACGCTTCGCGCAAGATTAAACGCTGAAAATGGTCCAGCGCACACTAATAGATGGGAAGTTGACCTTCCTCAAATCAGCGGATCAACTCCTGGCGGTGGATCGGTAGATGGCGGCGATAACAAAGCACTTGCAGAATTATGTACTGCTGTTAGGATACCAGGAAAAACTCTAGTTACATTAGACCGCCAACTAGGTTTGGAACCAATAAAAGTTGCTTCTGGTTATTCCTTCGATGCTTTTTCTATGACTTTCTATTTGACTCAAACATATAGCGCAAGAAAATATTTTCAAGCATGGATGGACTTATGCGTTAATCCACAACCACCATATACTGCTGGATTCTATAAAGATTACGTGAAAGACGTCACTGTAAAACAACTCGATAAACTGGGAGCTCCTATTTATGGAGCAAAGTTGGTAAATGCTTACCCACTATCAATAAATGAAATTGAATTAAATAACCAAGCTATGGGATCTATAGGCGAACTAACTGTTACGCTGCAATATAGTGACTATAAAATTGTATAATATTATTGGAGAATATTATGGCATTACCTCGTATCAACGAGACACTAAATTTTACATTAACTATCCCGTCAACAGGTCAGACAGTAAAATATAGACCGTATCTCGTAAAAGAAGAAAAAGTTCTTCTTCAAGCATTCGAATCAAAAGACCAAAAAACTTGCCTCGAGGCAATGTGCGACACTCTCAATGCATGCTTAGATCAAGAGTCGAATGTTGATGTTTCCAGATTAGCAACCTTTGATGTTGAATATATGTTCACTCAAATGAGAGCAAAATCAGTTGGTGAATCCTCAACTATCTTCATTCGTTGCAAAATGCCAGAGTGTAAACAAAGTAACGAATATGTGATTAATTTGGAAGAATTGTCAGTTTATGTTGATCGTCAAAATAATACTATACCAATCACCGATTCCATAAAAGTTGAAATGCGATATCCCTCTTACGACTCTTTGGTTTCTGGTGAAATGGATGGAGCGCAAACAGATTTAAATACTGCCCTAAGTTTAATAGCTGGTTCTATCGCCGCAATTATAACAGACGAAGAAAGAATTTCTGCTGATTCGGTTTCAAAAGAAGAACTTCAGGAATTTTTAGTTTCCATGACTGCAAATCAACTTAAACTGTTGACCGATTACTTAGAAGGAATGCCAGCATTAAAACATAATGCTGAATTTAAATGCATTAAGTGTGGAACAGATAACGAACTAGAATTAAAAGGATTGTCTGATTTTTTCTGATAACCCTTTCCCATGATAATCTTGTAAATCATTACAAGACTAACTTCGCCCTGATGCAGCATCACAATTATTCGTTAACTGAGTTAGAAAATATGTTACCGTGGGAAAGGGAGGTCTATGTTACTCTCCTCACTGAGTACATCAAAGAAGAAAACGAAAAAGCGGAACAACGCAGACTCGCTAGAATGTGATATAAATAAAAGAAATCGCCTAACCCGAGAATAATAAATGGCAAGTTTCGAACAAGTCGTATCAGAACTTAAAGAACTGAATGGTACTTCAGAAATAACCCTTGAGGCACAGTTTGAAACCAAGGACGAAATTAGCGCATTAGAAAAAGTCCTCGCTTCTTTTATGAATAGTATACCTGCGGCAATCCTCGCCGGATTTCAAGATCTCATCAATGCTAACGAAGACATTTATAAAAAAGAGAAGAAGGATAGCGACACTCGGGATAAAATAAAAGGCAGAAAGGGTGATGATGGTGACGGTGAAAAGGAAGGATTCGCGCAAAAAATAAAGGGTTCCTTCAAAAAAGGGTTTGAAGAAGATCAGAAAACAACCTTGAGCGAAGATATATTTGGCGGCACGATTAAAAAGATTGAAGAGGTCTCTAACCTAGCAGGTGCTTGGTCTGGAAGAATCATGAAGGTCTTGTCGGTACTAAGAGTGGGATTGGTTGCATTCGGAGGAGCAATCAGCACATTCTTTACTGGTTTAATGACAGCGTTGGCACCAATCGCCGCTGCACTTGCACCCCTTTTACTACCAATTGCAGCAATTGCTGCTGGCGTAACTGCCTTGGTTATGGGTATTCAAGGTTTCTTAGACGGGTTCCAATCTCAAGAAGGAACGCTATTAGACAAGATATTTGGCGGAATAGCTGGGTTCGTTAAAGGATTTATGAAGATTCTAACCATCCCGCTAGATTGGATGAAAGATATATTATCGGGCATTCTCGGGTTTTTTGGTTTTGACGGAGCAGCAGAAGCTCTTGACTCTTTCTCGTTCACAGAACTTTTTGGCGGTTTGGTAGACAGTATAAAAGAATTTGTCATCGGTCTTAAAGATTTAATTTGGGAAAAGATCAAAGCAGTAGGAAATAGTA